CTGCTGCATCAGTTAGAGCTTTTATGCACATAATCAAATACTGGATGTTAACACATGAGTTCAACGGTGCTGTTACCGGCACACCCGAGGGCATACCTTGTTTCTTCCGATATAACAAGTTCCGACATACGACGTACGTGTGAATGAATAAGTAAACTAATCCAAACCTCACTCTACGACCGACTTGGTCTGGTGTTCCTTTCTTTATGTCATATATATCTGAGATGGCTTCCGATGCGTTCAGCATACACTCACCATCTGCCTGGCTATCGAATGACTTAAAATCTGCTGCTATACAGCGACCTCCCCAGCGATTCATGCGTCTATACACTTCAGTCCATTGAGGACCATAAGCGTCAACACCAATCGCTATAGGAATCACTGCGCACTTTGCCACTGAAGCTGCCAAAAATGCTCCAAAATACCTCCTCGTTAATATGGTGATACTCATAGCCAAAGTCATAAATAGTCTCACTTTCGCGATCCATACTTTTGCTTTTGGTAGAGTTTCATCTTTCATGCTTGAAGAAGCAGGCGAGAAAACCTCACGGCCTTCTTTTAAGTCTTGTTCTATTCGTTTGAGATCGTCCAATAAGTATTTCCCTCGATTTGTCACGCCACCAACTCCAGTCGGTTTATGTTCCTCATCTCGGATAATCCATTTTTGTTCGCTCTCGGGTTTGATCATCCCATTAGAATCTTGAATATTAGATCGTACGACGAAGGCATGTTTCCCTCGATGTCCATCTGATAATTTCTGATACTCAGTTCCAGGAGATGTATGCATATCCATAGGTTTAAGATGGTTTCCATCGCCATTAAGCGCTGTATCCAAATCAAGTACATCCCAGCTATCATATACGATAGGCATAAGTAAGGTTTTAAGTCCATCTCTAGCAAAATCCAAATATTTCTTGCTAAAAGGATTAGTCTTCTTATTATACTTACCTTCTGCTAATTCCTGGGGTTCTATTCCTTTGGCCCTAATTTCTGGGTCTATGTTAGTATTGTAAATACTCAAAGGTGATGGAACGTGCAAATTCTCCAGAACTTTATTATGTAATATAGTTGGTTCAAAGGTTGTTTTGTAATTAGGTTTCACTTCCAGTCTCTTGCTCACTAAAGC